GGCTGAGCTGGAGGAGGCACGGTCGGAGCTTCGGGCGCGGCTGGCTAAGTTTTCCCCGAAGGAACCGCTGGCCGGGGCGGTGGCACTGAAAGTGATGTGGTGTTTTCCCATCAAGGGCAAGCATGCGGACGGGGAATGGAAAACGTCAAGACCTGACACGGACAACCTGCAAAAGATGCTCAAGGATGTCATGACAGACTTGAACTGGTGGGCGGATGATGCGCAGGTCGCGATGGAGGTCGTTGAGAAGCACTGGGCGGAAAAGCCCGGCATATTCATAGAGTGGAGGGCGATTTGAAGAAATGGATGAAAACAGACAGCTGACATTGTACGACGAAGAGGATGATGAGCTGGTCGGTGCTCCAATCGATGCACCTGATGATGTGCAAAATGCCTGGAGAGCCGCAAAACGTTCCATGAAGCAGACGTTCACAAAGCTCCAGGAAATGGACTATGAAGACAAGATCAAACGGCAAACTGAGATCGCAAAGGATTTTCAGAAGGAATGCCGGAAGATGGGAAAGAACTGTCATGTGTCTGTCGGTGGGCTTGACAGTATCACGCTCTTTGTATGGCTCAAGTCTATCGGGATAGATGTACCGGGAATCACGGTGTCAGGAATTGAAGACAAGGGCAATCAGAGAGTGCATAAGGCGTTAGGCCTGGAACTGGTACACCCGTACAAATCAAAGGTTAAAGTGTTACAGGAATACGGGTTCCCGGTGATCAGTAAGCGGATAGCCGGAAAGATAAACATGCTGCAGAACCCGTCGGAAAATAACAAAACGGTCAGACACGCCATTATAACAGGCGAATGCGGTGAACAAGGACATTTTGCAAAAAACAGCCGCATGAAGCTTCCGCAAAAATGGCTTGATCTATTTGGTGGATATGAGAACGAAAACGAGGGCGTCAATTACCGAAAGCCTGATTTTAAGGTATCAAACGAGTGCTGCTATTGGCTGAAGGAAAAGCCGTGTGATGACTGGGCGAAAGATCATAACAGTTATCCGTATCTTGGAATAATGGCCAGCGAAGGCGGCCAGAGAGAGGAGGCGTTGGTAGAGCATGGCTGTAACTATTACGGCAAGACTGTTGTGAGATCGGCTCCATTCGCCATATTCATGCGCAATGATATCTTACGTCTTGCCCTGGAAATGGATGAGTATTACAAATCCCACATTGATGACTTCGCGAAGCTTTACTATCAACAGCCTTACTCTAGAGACGCAGACGGAATACCGATACCATACGAACCGGTGGAAAGTATTATCCCGAAGGCTTACGGGGAGATCAAGCAGTATGAGAACGGTGATTATTATACTACCAGGGCAAAACGGACAGGATGCTCAATGTGCGGGTTCGGCATACACCTTGAAGATCGCCCACACCGGTTCGATATTTTGAGACAGGATAATCCCAAAGAATGGGAATTTTACATGAAAGCTTGTGTCACGGATGAAAGTGGAAACAAATATGGCTGGGGCAAGGTTCTGGATTACATAGGCATCGAGTGGGAAGACATACCGCCGGAGCAGATCACGCTTGATCAATATCTAAGATTAGTTACATATGCGGATAGGATAGATCAATTGAAGGAGGACGCAGATGAACAGTAACGACAGGGAGCGGTTGTCCCTGATGGCCAAGATCATTTTGTTGGCGGTGATCATCACACTGGTGGTCATGATGGCGGAGTGCCGCAGGGCACATGCGGCGGCGGTTCCCGCTGAGCTGATCCCGGGGTATCACATGCCGGTGGTTGTCAGGGGCGAAAAGTCCCTGGCATACACCGAACTGGTCAGCCGCCAACTGATAGGACAGAAGGGGGTCGATATGGACGATGCGGAGCTGTTGGCCGAGGTGATCTACTACGAGAACTGGAACACGGATCCGGAGCATCTGGCAGCGTATTACACCGGGGCGGTAGTCATGAACAGGGTGAACTCACCCGACTGGCCGGATACCGTGAAAGATGTCTTATACCAGCGCGGCCAGTACAGCACAACACATAAATTTTTCAAGAAACCGGTTCCTGAAGAGTGCCTGGAGTTGGCAAAGCGGATCCTGCGTGATGGGACACCGGACGTTCCGGCTAACGTGATCTACCAGTCAACCTTCCGGCAAGGGTCGGGGGTCTGGCAGATCATCAACGGTGAATATTTTTGCTACCAGTAGGAGGGACGAGATGGACAAGTTGAAAAGAATATACGAGCAGATCGAACAGGCTCCGGCGTACAGCAAAGAGGTCGAAGACTTCAAGCTCTGGGTGCTGGCTATGATCAAGAAGGAAATGGATTCAGATACTAGAGATATCGATGACATGGCAGGAATTGTCAAAATACAATTGAGAGGAAAGCATAATCCTCTATGTGAGATAGAACCGTATTTTGATGGAGCTGAATACGTTTGCATAGATGTGTGCGGCAAGATTGACACGGGTGAATATGGTTTTATCTGGTATGAATAGATAAAGGAGGTACAGGATGCAGATAGTGATTGATATACCCGAAGAAGATTTCAAACTTATTCAGAGTGTAAACAACACAAACCTTTTACTGCTTGCTGAAGCAAGGGCAATGTTGGCAATCAAGAATGGCACTCCACTTCCCGAACATTACGGAGACCTGATAGACCGTAACGAACTGCTGAAACAGTACGGGTTAGAAAACGCCACAAAGTACGGCAACAAGAACGCAGAACAGCAGAAACATAGCTATTCTACGATGATGATGTACGAAATAGCGGATATGATTGAGGATGCCGAAACAATCATTCCCGCAACGAAAGAAGAAAAGCAGATTAAAAAGAGTTGTGCAAATTGTAGATATGATAGCGGACATTCATCAGCTTGCATTGAATGTTGTAATTATTCAATGTGGATATTAAACCAGACCGCAACGAAAGAGGGTGCAGAATGAATTATAAATCATATAATCTTGGAGATTGGATAGGACATATAAGCGGAGTCATTGAGGACGAAAGCGAACTTGACGGAAATGAAATGAGGGATTTAGTAGAGTTTTTGTCAAAGATGCCGAGATGGATTCCCGTAAGTGAGAGGTTGCCGAGAAAAGATGAATATGGAGATGTGTTGGTAACTTTTATCCCCGCCGGTGGAACATTATGGACAACGGTTATCATTGCACACTATTCGGATTTAATGGGAATCGCAAAGCCGTGTTTTTATATTGGAGACGTCGGCAAAAATGATTTTGAAAACATAACAGAGCAAGTGACCGCATGGCAGTCATTACCCGAACCGTACAAAGCAGAAGGTGAGGAATAAGGAATGAAGATAACACAAGCGCAAGGCAACGGACAAGGACAATGTGCATTATGCAAGAAACGTGGCAAGTGGAATGTTCAATGGATGTGTTTTCTCTACAAGATAGAGGGCAAAGAGGGAGTTTATTGTAAGAGTTGTGCTGACGAATTGAAAATACAGGACGCCGTACAAGGCAGAAAGTGAGGGAAAAAAATGAAAATGTTTGATGAGATCATGGCCAGCGGCAGGATCATGCTCGACATGAAAGACGAAGAATGATTCCGCGGGATTGTACAGTTTCCCCGCTGGCAGGGCTCCATCATCGTTTCATGGGGCGCCGGTTGGGAGCATGCAAGCGTTGCACCGTTCCGGCATTCATACACGCCTTCATGGGATGACATGTGCTGGCTGAAAAGTCTGATCTGGAAGGATGATGAGGCAGTGATCCAGATTCACCCGCCTAAAGCTGAGTACGTGAACAATATGCCGAACTGTCTGCATCTATGGAGGTGCACGTACAGGGAGATGATCTTACCTCCCAGCTGCTTAGTGGGAGTACGCAAAGGTCAGACCCAAGAAGAACTGAGGCGGGAAATTGAAGAAGCTTACCGGATAGCCGGGGAAAGGATGTAAACATGGAGACTACAAGAATTATCAACGCGAAGCTGACATTTATTATCAAGGACCAGGAGCCGACAGAAAAGGGCGATATCAGGGCGGAGCTGATGGAGCTCACCGGTGCGGATGATGTCGAGATCGTCAAGGTGCAGGATTTTATCAATGATGAGGATGAGCCAAAAGACTCACCGCTGGGTGTCAATCCGTATCAGGAATAGGAGGTAATACATGGGCAAGCTGAGCAAGGAAGAGCTGGCACGGTATTCCGGCGCGGGCTGGGCAATACGCCTGGCTGAAGACAAGGGTATCGAGGCGGCAAAGGCTGAACTCGAGCAGCGGGGTGCGCTAAACATCCCGCTGGGAGTCAAGAAGACCGATATTGATCAGTTCTGCGAGAGTGAGAAAACAAACACGCTGGTCACGGTCATGATGATGACTGTTGTGACGCTGCGTGATGAGTTCGGATTCGGGGCGGAACGCATACACCGGTTTATTGACCGGTTTAATACGAAAACAAAGTGTTTGCTGGCTGATTACGTGAACTGGGAAGAGCTTCGCGACCAGCTGGCCGAAGAGACCGGCATCAGGATAGAACTGCCGGAGGTATTTTTAGAGAAAGGGGCATGAGAGAACATGGATAGAAAAGAGGCTATAGAGCTGGCAAAAACTGCCAGGGAAAAGATCAGAAAAATGGAGGCGTCCAGTGTGCGGCTGGAGGGTGCATTGAATGCGATAGAACGCATTGAAACGGGTATGAAGTGCAGGGTACAGCTTGAAATCAACGAGTCAGGTAACCGCCTAATCGAGTTGACGAGCCTGTTGCCTGATATTACGGATTACGTAAGAGGGCAGCTGGACGCGATAGTTGGTCGAGAATACAAGGCGCTGGAGAGCTTTGGCGGGGGAAAACAGGATCAGTGGGATCTGATCAATCTCGAAAAGGAACGCATCGAGGCGGAAAGTCTGATCAAGGCTCCTGAACCGTCGATGGATGACCTGCTGGATGAGCTGTTAGACGACGCCGGGCAGAAAAACTTTATCCCCGACAAGGTTGAATTGCGGGAACCGGAGCCTGAGTTCATAACGTACAAGCCGAAAAAGGCGGCTCACGGGACGAAGTCGGTGCCGATAGATGAAGCGCTGTTGAAGGTGCTGTATGAGGACCAGGGCAAGACGGTCAACCAGATATGCAAGGAACAGAACTGGAATTCTTCAAGCGTATACAATGCCATTAAAAGGATCGGTTTGAAAAGATCCGGGAGGTCGGCCTGTTGACGCTGTTGATCCCGAGGATCCGTACAACATAAAAACCAAGAAACTGTTTTCGGTCAAAGCGTGCGACCAGTGCGGGACGATGTTCTCGTATTCCTGTCAGCTGGGCGAGTGGGCGTACAAAGATAAAAAGCACGGCAAGCCAGTATATTTCTGTTCATGGGGCTGTCTGTGCAGGTATCGGAACGAAAAAAGGCGGTGGCAAAATGACACGGAAAGATTTTGAAAGTATTTACTGGCTTAGGCGAAATATTACCAGGTGGGAACGCAAGCTTGAAGAGCTGGACTTGTCATCCGGCATCAAGTCTGCATCGAATTACAGTGCGGCACCGGCCTACGGTACGAACGCAACGTCGGACAAAGTCGGGCAGTCTGCCCAGCGCAGGGCGGAGATTCGCGACACAATCTCAAAGCTTAAGACCGCGGCGGAGCGCAAGGCACATGAGGTGTATCGCTACATTGAACTGATCGGGCTTGATGATCCGTATATGGCGGCTGTGATCGAGGAACGCTGCTTAAACTGCAGGCAGTGGGAAGAGGTTGCGGATGTCCTGGGCGGATCGGGAACGGGGCATCGACAGGCTTATTGCCGGTACATGCAGAAGAATTTCCCGGACGACAATTATTTTCCGGAGGAGTGAAACTTGTCACACATGTCACACAACCATGTGGTAATATGGTATCATGAAACAGACGGCAAGGGGCATATTTAATACTCCTATCATTGTTCCACAATACACACCCACGCAGGAAGACACGGACTGATCACCGTGTCTTTTTGCGTTGGGGCTTGAAACGGCTGCTCTGATTCACCCATTACATACTTTCTTCAGGGGCTCACGGTTTCGGCTGTGGGCTCCAGCCCTTTTAATAACAAATATTCGGGGGAATATAACATGGGCAAGATTGAAAATATCACACAGGTCGAGCTATCAAAGCTGGTGCCGTATGTAAACAATGCGAAAAAACACAGCGACGACCAAATCACAAAGATCATGGCAAGCATTCGGGAGTTTGGTTTTCTAAACCCCGTGCTGATAGACAAGGACTTCAACATCATAGCCGGTCACGGTCGCGTTATGGCGGCGCGTAGGCTGGGTCTAAATGATGTACCCTGCGTATTTATCGAGGGACTGACAGAGACCCAGCGCAAGGCGTATATTTTGGCAGACAACAGGTTAGGGGAACTGGCTGAGTGGGACATGGAGCTGGTCGATCTGGAGCTGAAAGGTTTGGCTGATCTCGATTTTGACATTGATCTGACAGGGTTTGAGCTTCCGGCGCTGGATGAGTGGAAGCCGGGACAGGATGATGAAGAGGATGAGTTCGACGATATCGAGAAGCTTGAAAAGCATTATGGCGTTCCGTACCAGGGCAACAAGTCGCGGATCGCGGATATCATCATAAGCTTGCTGCCTTCCGGGGAACGGCTCGTTGATTTATTCGGAGGGGGCGGCGCAATTACTCACTGCGCCATGCTTTCCGGCAAATGGAATGCGTTTTTGTATAACGACATAAACCCGATGATCACCGGGCTCTTCATGGATGCGGTGAATGGCAAGTATCATGATGAGCGGCGGGTCATCACAAGAGAGGATTTTGACGCGCTGAAGGATACGGATGCGTATGTAAAATACATCTGGTCTTTCGGTAACAACGGCCTTGCTTATTTATGGGGCAAGGATATTGAGGAAATGAAGTGTGCAGCTTGTCATTCAATACAAGATGAATTATTGAACGACAGACGGATGGCATATGTGAAGTTCGCAAAATGTATTAAGCAAAAATTGACGCCTGAACAGATACGGCTTGAATCAATCGAGCGCTTGCAATCACTTGAACACCTCGAAGCCCTCCAGAGGCTCGAAGCCCTCCAGAGGCTCGAAGTTACAAATATAAGCTATCAGGATTATGAGCACAAGGACGGCGATATAGTTTACTGCGACGTCCCGTATGAACAAACAGACAAGACCGGGTGCGATGATTATGGCGTTGATTTTGACAGCCTGGCATTTTACGAGTGGGTGAAGGCTCAGCCGTATCAGGTGTTTTTTAGCAGTTATGAGATATCTGATACGAGTTTCCACAAGAAGAAGATCAAGGCCGTGCAGAGTCTGATCGGCGCGAAGACGAACGGTCAGTATCGCACTGAGTATTTATACAGCAACCGGCCGATCAAGACGAAGGAGGCAGACTGATGCACTATTGAAAGGGGGTGCCGCGATGGGCGCTGGCAGACCAAAAAAATTGATAGACCAGAAGGCCTTTGAACAGCTATGCGGCATTCAGTGCACAGAGTCCGAAATATGCGCGTTTTTTGACGTTACGGATATGACCCTGAACAAGTGGTGCAAAGCTACATATGGGGCGAATTTTTCTGAAGTTTTTCAGCAAAAAAGAGGGCTGGGCAAAATCAGTTTGAGAAGAACACAGTGGAGGCTGGCTGAGAAGAGTAACGCCATGGCAATCTGGCTGGGCAAGCAATACCTCGACCAGCGAGAGCCGGGCGTCAAGGTCGACATAAACGCGGATGATGATCAGGTGCGGCAGTTCCTCGATGCGCTGAAGGGCGGCGATAGCGATTGATCGCTTTAACGGATAAACAGAAGGAATACACCCGGAAGGCTACGGCTCGCTGGAACATCAAGAGCGGCGCGGTCAGGTCGGGCAAGTCATTCGTTGATACGGCGTGGGTCATACCGCAGCGCATACTCGATCGCAAGGGCAAGGCCGGCATATCGGTTATCTTAGGAGTCAGCAAGTCGACCATTGAGCGAAACGTGCTGTTGCCCATGCGGGAGATCTACGGGGCGCGACGGATCGGTCAGATCAATTCGGAAAACATAGCCGTTGTATTTGGTGAGCGGGTCTACTGCTTAGGCGCTGAGAAGATCAGCCAGGTCGCAAAGGTTCAGGGCGCGTCCTTCAAATACTGTTATGGTGATGAGGTCGCGAAGTGGAACGAGGAAGTGTTCAACATGGTCAAGAGCCGTCTGGATAAGCCTTATTCGTGCTTTGACGGTTCGCTGAACCCTGAGAACCCCGGCCACTTTGTGAAGCGGTTCATTGATTCCGATGCTGACATTTACCTGCAAGAGTACACGCTGTTCGACAATCCGTATCTGTCAAAGGATTTTGTTGAGAATCTGTGCAAAGAATACGCAGGGACGGTTTACTATGACCGGCTGGTCATGGGGCTGTGGACGCGGGCGGAGGGTCTGATCTATCAGAGCTTCACAGACGCGAACACATACACGGACGAAACGCGGCCGTTGGGTCTGGAACGCATCAGCTCCAGAACTATAGCCTGCGACTATGGAACGACGAACCCGTGCGTGTTTCTGGATATATACGATACCGGTGATACGGTCTATATCGATCGGGAATACAGATGGGACAGCCGAAGCGACGCGGCAAAGCGTACCGGCAACCCACAAAAGACGGACGCGCAATACGGTGAAGACATGACCGTGTTCATGGGCAGTGATCCTGAATTCATATGCGGGATCATAGTTGACCCGTCGGCGGCTTCATTCATTCAGGAATTAAGAGGGCGGGGGTTCGTGGTAACACCGGCGGACAATGATGTGCTTGACGGGATCAGGAAAACGTCAAGCCTTTTTGCATTGAAAAAGATCATGGTCAATGCGAACTGTACCGGGCTGATAGATGAGCTCCATTCATACGTATGGGATGACCGGGCGGCGATGATCGGGGAAGACAAACCGGTCAAGGAACGAGACCACGGTCCTGATGCGCTGAGATATTACATAAACAGCTTGCCGTCATGGCGATTTTACAAATAGGAGGCTAGGCGATGAGCCAAAAGAAAAAGAACAAGGCAGCGGCCTCCGAGGTCGTAAACGATACCGCAGTCGTGACTGACACAGTCACCACGGACGCGTTCAGCAATCCGGCGGCACGGACGGGAGCAGGCACGCTTGCCGTGATGAACGGCACGGACTACCCGCTGACCCGGCTGTCGGAAAACTACGCGCTGTTAACCAGTCTGTACCGCTCCAACTGGATCGTGCAGAATATCGTGCAGCTGGTACCGCAGGATATCATGCGGAAGTGGTTCACCTTGAAGACCGCGGCGGATAACGAATACATAGACCAGTTCGAGCGCGTGGTGCGTAAGACGCGCCTGAGAGCCAAGATGACCGACGGCATGTGTTGGGGCAGGCTTTACGGCGGTGCCATCGGTCTGATACTGATCCGGGGGCAGGATGATTTGTCTCAGCCGCTGGACATAGAAACGATCCTTCCCGGAACATTCCAGGGCGTGCATATACTCGACCGGTGGAGCGGCGTGTTCCCTGAAGGTTCGATAGTCAAAGATCCGGACGATCCTGATTTCGGGTTGCCGGAGTATTACACGGTGCGCGGGGCAAACGAGGAATTCATTGCCAACGTGCATCATTCGCGCGTGGTGCGGTTCACAGGGCGTGCGCTTCCCTGGCAGGAAGCGGTGACAGAGCTGTATTGGGGCGAATCCGAGATCGAGTCAATATTCGATGAGGTCGTACGGCGCGACAACGTAGCGGCGAACATCGCAGAGCTGACTTTCCGCGCGAATGTGGAATACAGAGAGGTCGAGGGGCTTGACCAGTTATTAGGAATCGGCAACAAGGAAATGCAGCGCCGGTTCTGGAACATGATGCAGGCTCAGGCGATCATGCGAAGCAACCAGGGCATCAGTCTCGTTAATAAGGGCGATGCGGTACACACAGAACAGTACACCTTCGCGGGACTGGCTGATGTATACGACCGCGTTATGATGGACGTAGCAGGCGCGGCAAGGATACCTGTTACAAAGCTGTTCGGGCGCTCCCCTGCGGGCATGAATGCCACCGGTGAGTCCGATCTGATCAACTATTACGATTACATAGACGGCATCAGGGAAAACACCTTCCGGCCGGTTCTGGAAAAGCTGCTGCCGATCATCTGCATGTCGACATGGGGCATGGTGCCGGATGATCTGGATATCGACTTCCCGCCGATGCAGACCCCGGACGAAGAGAAAAACGCGATCATCGCCGAGAAGAAGGCCGGAACGATCATAACGGCATTCAATGCCAACCTGATCGATAAGGAAACGGCTGACAAAGAGCTTCAGGCGATTGATGGCATATTTGACAAGATCACCGATGAAATGGCGGAGGAAGGCCGCGGCGTGACCGCGGTCGACATTCTGGCTATGCGCGATCCCATGTCGGGACTGATGGGCGGTGAGCTGAATGCCGATTATTAGAAAAACCGCACCGGGACAGCTCAAGGCTGACCGCATGCGGATGATATATCTGAGAGCTGAGCAACAGATCCTCAAAGAGATCACCCGCAAGAGGAATCTGGGACTGGTCGATTACAGCGACGTTGCGGCGCTCCAGAGGGTGCAGGAAATACTTAGGAACATGACCACCGAGGCGGAAGAGTACGCGCCGGTCATGATCAAGATGCAGTTTTACGGACAGGAAGACTTTCCGTCCGCACCGATGGGCTACGAGAACGCGGGGATGCTTACCAGCGCCCAGACGGCCATCGTGGAGCGGCTGACAGAGAACCTCATGACCGACATAACCTTCGCGGCGGCCACGGCCTATGAGAGCGCTGAGAACTTCCTTACTTTGGGACGCACCGAGGCTGACCGCTTCCGCATGCTGACCCTTGAAGAGGTCGCAAGGCTTGAAGCGGAAGGCAAGGGCTGGAACACCATACAGAGAGAGATGGCGGCAAAGCTTCAGGCTCAGGGCATAACGTCATTCGTTGACCGCGCAGGCCGCAAGTGGGGGCTGACACAGTATTGCTCCATGGCTACCCGCACCACCCAGAGACAGGCTCAGGTTGCGGCGGCGTTGACCGCTGATGACTGGGATCTGTGGCAGATCAGTAAGATCGGAAGCACCTGCCCGCTGTGTTCGACGTATGAGGGCAGGGTTTACAGTAAGTCTGGGACGGATCCGGACTACCCGCCGTTGACAATGGCATTTGGCAAGATGGATCCGGCGGGAATGAACGACCTGTCGAACAGCTATCTGAATATCCATCCGAACTGTCTGCATAGCCTGGTACGGTACACCACCGCAGGCAAGACCGACGAACAGATCCAGCGCGACAAGGACTTTTCAAGTTTCGAGAAGCGCCCGGCCAATGTGGACTACCGTAGCAAGCGCCAGATCGAAGCCTACCGCCAGAAGGAAGCAGAACGTGCGGCATTCCGGCGTGACATGAAACAGTTCAACAAGTACAAGGCCGCGCTGGGTAAGGACTTCCCGAAAACCTTCGAGACCTTTGAAAAGCACAAGAAGGCCGGGGATGAGGTCTACAAGGAATGGGAGCGGAAGTACAGAGAGCTGGGCAAGAGAGCATCTGATATCGTGAAGGTGGAACAGGCGGCTCAGCCCACGCAGATAATCAATCCCATTACACCGCAACCGCCAAAGATTCAGTTTGTTCCTGCTCAAACGATGCAGGAGGCGCAATTATATGCGGGAAAATATATAAAGCCCCAATTTATGGATAAAACCTTTAAGGGGCAGGCTGATTTTAAGGGAATATCTCTTGAGCACGCAAACGATATCAACAAAGCGTTGACCAATGTGTTCGAGCAGTTCTCGGATCTTGACAAAATATCCGGTGTAAAGGTTGTATCGCCAAAGTCATCCATTGGCAAAAAGGCGTTCAAGAGCGGAGGAGACGCTTTATTTTCTTATGATCCGATACAGCATGGTATTTATGTCAATGGCGATATCTTAAAGAATTCGGATGCATTATCGGCATATGTACAGAGAGCCAAGGAGGCATGGAACATAGTAGCAAATAATCTTGAAAAGTTATCTCCGGCTCAAAGGGCTGTAGCTGAAAAATATATAGCAGCTGGACGTTCACTTGTAGATGGAAATACTGCCGAAGGGCTCTTCACTCATGAGCTGGGGCATCATGTCGAATGGACATTGCTTGACGCTAAAACCAACAACGAAATCGGACGCAGGATGCATGAGTATGCGCCGAAGATATCAGGCTATGCAACGGCAAGTAAATCCGAGTACCTGGCTGAAAGCTTCGCCGCTTATATGAAGGGGGAAAGAGATATTCTTGACCCGGATTTCGTAAAGTATTTGGATTTAAAACTGAAGAGGTGACAGGATGATTTCATATTATGGCTACACGATAAGCCCTAACCAGTTAGAGACCGGTGAGGGCTTTTTAATTTGCAGGAACGTGCCTATAGCCAGAACCGGCACGCAGGAATACCTGGGCAATGAGATCGGCATGGAGACCAGCGAGGTTGTGGAAGTGTGGAGAACCGAGGAAGAGGTCTTTGATCCTGCTGCCATGGCTTCCTTCGAGGGAAAGCCTGCTACGAACGATCATCCTACGGAACTTGTCACACCGGACAACGTAGCACGTTATGAGATGGGTCACATCCAGAACGTAAGACGCGGATCCGGAGAGTTTTCCGACTTCCTTTTGGGAGATCTTCATATCCACGATGTAGAGCTGATCAAGGCTATCAGGAACGGCAAGCGTCAGATCTCCTGCGGGTATGAATGTGAGTATATCGAGAAGGATGGAAAGATATACCAGACACACATCAGAGGTAACCATGTTGCAGTCGTTGACGAAGGCAGAGCCGGGGCGAAGGCTGCGATCATGGACTCAATAAAAAAACAGCCTGAAAAGGCAGAAAGGAACAAAAGAATGAGCAAGAAAAGCACATTACTGAAGCTCTTCGGTATTGCCGCTTCCGGCAAGTCCGAGGAGGAAGTCGCAAAGCTTGCACTCGATACCGCGGATGCCCTTGAAGAGCAGATCGAGGAGAAGGTCGAGGAAAAGGCTGAGCTCCCCGCCGGGGACGCAGAGCCCGAGCTGAGCGCAAAGGAACAGGCACAGGTTGAGGAAAAGGTTGCCGATGAGATCACCCTTGCTGATCTGGCGGGCAAGCTCGACCAGCTCATCAATCTTTTGTCACCGAAGGCGGAGCCTGAAAAGGCTGAAGTTGAGGTCGAGACAAAAGAGGACATCGACAGCGCTTTGAAGGAGCTGGGCGATGAGACCGGCGAGGAGTCTGTTGTCGTTTCCGCGGAGGAAATGGACGAAGAGGCCACTGAAGAGGTCGCAGCAAGCGAAGAGGTCAAGACGGATGCATGCGGCGCAAAGGATACCGCACTTGACGCGGCCATGCAGCGCGCGATCCTGAAGACTGTCCGTGATGCCGTTGCCGGTATCAAGGATGAGACCGAGCGCAAGTCGGTCACTGATGCGGTTCTGAAGGCCGTGCGTACCAAGAAGAGCGATCTGGAGGGAATACTTGAGAGACAGTACACCCCTAAGACCAATGATTCAAACGAGGACATTCAGGCGCGTTACAACGCTATGAACCCTCACAAACACTAAGGAGGTAAAAGATCATGGGAAATGTAATAGGTTTAGTCATGAATAACGGCTTCGCTGGATCGTACTCCAGGCAGCCCGATCAGATCATCGACACAAGGTTCGCGGGCAGCGGCGGAGTTGCTTTCGGTCAGGCCGTAAAGTACAGCTCGGGCGCTGTGGTTGGGTTTGGCGCAGGTGATGCCGCTACCGCTTTCGTGGGCGTTGCTACCCGCGAAGTGAAGACCACCGACGTAAACGGCGCAGCCGGATATGCTGAGAGCGAGCCCGTGCCCGTAATGAAGCGCGGCCGCATCAACGTGAAGTGCAACGTGGGAACCCCGGCACTCAACGGTGATGTATATGTCAGGATCGCGGCAAACGCTCTGATCCCCAACGGCGTTGTTGGAGGTTTTGAGGCATCGTCCGACTCCACCAACAGCGTGAAGCTGACCAATGCGAAGTGGGCAGGCGCAGCTGATGCAAACGGCATCGCTGAGCTTGAGATCATGAACGCGATCAACGCGTAAATAACGACAAGGAGGACAATACAATGTATCAGAATGTTGGAAATATCGGCCTCGGCAAGTTCGGGGCTAAAAGTGGCATACCTATGACACTTGACGCAGCCGGAATCTCTTCCGGTCAGGCTTTCCTGGTATCTGAGCTTGAGAAACGCGACACCCTGCTCAGAACACCTCTTACCAGCTTCACCTATGCCCGCGACGTAGAAGTCAGGGTTGGCGGCGGCTGGGATGAGTTCGTTTCCGCTATATCCGTAGATTACGG